TTCAGCAAGTTCTTGTTCTAATTTTTCTTTTTCCATTTTTGCTAGTTCCTCAGCACTTTTCCCATTTTTTTGATAATCTTCAATTTGCTTATTTGCATGACCTAATTGTGATTTCAAAGAATTGATTTCTTTATTAGCATCATTTGTTATCTTTTCAATTTGGGCCTTTAAATTTTCTATTGTTTCATTAGCTTCACCATTTGATTGTGTCCCATTATTTTCACCAGTACTCCCTGCTCCTGCACCACCTGTTGTTTCTGTAGCAGTGTCATAATTTAATTTCATTCTTTTTAATAAATCCTGTCCTAAAAACATTTTCCACTCCTTTAGATTATTTGTTCTAACTCATAAATGATTTAGAATATTGATACTCTATAAAATTTTTGAGATTTGACATCAAATAACTCATAAATGATTTATAATACTTCAACTCTCAAGAATTTTGATTTATGTCATTAATTTCCTCTTGCGAATCAGGGAAATAAACAGTAGCCCAACATCTGCAACCTGGCTCTTCCCCAGGGACTATCTCAGCATTATCCCAGTTATAAATTTTTCCATCTCTTGCTTCGTGCGTTGGTCTAACTCTTTCATCTCCCATTGTATTCCATTCAAAATATTCGCTTTTTCCAGCAATTATTTCTTTTAAAAAATCTTTATAGTAATTTCCGAGCATGTTTCTTGCTCTGAATTTCGCATTATTTTTTAATATATCCTTTAGATTTGATTTTTGTTTATTGTTTTCAACATAATTGTTTAAATTATTCTGCCATTCTTTAATTTCTTTTATTTGTTTTTTTGCTAATTCTAAATGCTTTTCAATATCAATGTTCTTTTTGCTTTTATACTCTTTTTCAAAATTCACACTATAATTAATAAATGTCTTCAGCAAATTTGAGTAATTAACATTTATTTTTTTATTGTTAAAAATCGAAAAAGCTATCTTTTTAAAAAAAATAAATAATCTTTTTTCAACTCTATGATTCCATTCGAAATTTATCTTAATCATACAAACCACTCAAATCTTGTAAAGTGTTGTCCGTTATTTTATTTATTAAATCTTTAAGTTTATACTCCTCATCAATATCTTTTGCTTTGTTTATTACATCAAGAGCTAATGATAAAGTTGTTAATTTAGCGCTCTTTTCATTTTCCAAAAAAGTATCAAAATATGTGTAACTTGCTTCAGTTAATTCCTCGGAACTTCCTGATAATTCCAACGCTATTTTGTCCAATTCCAGCAAACTTTTTATAAAATCTTCCCTAAAACTTGCAACTTTAGTTTTAAGACCATTATTTTTTAATAAATAAGTTTCCTCACTCACATTTTGAGTTGCTGTATCTACTAAAAGATACTCAGGAAATAAATTTGACAATCTTTTTTCCAATCTTGTTATGTCATTTTGCATTTCACTAATAAGCGGATTTGTCAATTCTATATATTTAAAACTAGCTTCCATTTCTTTTGAATTTTGAGTATTGATAATTCTTTTCTTTTTATATCTTGATTCTTCTAAAAGTTGTGCGTTCTTTTTAATTTTTGAATTACTAGAATTAACATCTGCAAATTGTTTAATATTGCTAGCGTGTAGTAAGGGGTCTCCGTGTATTCCAAATATTTTCCCAATGTAACTTTCGGTTTCGTTGATTTTATCTATAATATTCAAGGCTTCAATAATATTGCTATCATTCTTAAATCTTGAAACAGGTATCTTTTCTAAAATAAAAGGCGTTTCAAAAACATCTCCTTCTATTTTTTCAACCCTTTTAACAGTTCCGTTATCGAGTTTTATATACTCTCTTGAATACTCTCTACTTTGTTCTTCGCCATTTTCATCATAATAGACTTGCTCTCCTTCAACCTTAAACCTTTTTATCTCCCCAAACACTTCCACATATTCGATGTCATCTACACTATGCAAAAGATACCTAATCTGCTCATCAGGTGTTAATATAACCTCAACGAATACTTCTTCATTTAAGTACATCTCTTTAGCTATCTTTTTACTAAATGTTGTCATTTGATTAATTTCCCAAATTTCTTTCAATTTATCATTATCTATGTTTAAATCTTTTAAAGCTGTACTCGAAAGGGCCTTAACAATATCCCAAATTTCAACTGTTCCTTCAAACAATCCTGGCATATTCTTACCCAAATTGGATTTACTATATTGTTCTCTGTCATAATAAGTTTTTACTCTCGTTCTCTCTTCTTTATTCATTAGCCCTCCTTTCTAATATAAATAAGCAATTCCGCCTTCATCTTTTTTCAAGCTATATAAAACATATCTTATCGCATCCATTACATCATCATTTTCCTTAACTGGCTCATCATTCTTCCCCCAGACATAAGAATAAATCTCATCTTCAAATTTCCCTTTAAACGCTTTTTCTGTAATTTTTAAAGCATTTCTTTTATACATTGCACCGACCAAATCAATTCCTTCTTTTACATCTTTTTTTGCGTTTTCAGCATTTATTCCAAAATCTAATAATCCTTGCACGTATTCAGTTCTAGCACTATCGCAAAATACTCTTGATACTTGATATTCCTTATATTTTTGTAAAATAAGCATTTTCCAGTAATCAAAATACTTATGCTGTTTCGCTATAACTTCAACGATATAATAATTATCTTCAAAATCCACTCCAATAACTACCAATGTTCCATAATGCTCAAATCCCCAGTCAACTCCGATGTAATACTCTTTTATTTCGATATTTTCTATATTATTAATCACATTTTCTTTTTCAGAAAAATCAGCAAACACAACACCTTCCTGTGCAACCCACAATCCTAAAACGTCTCTGTCATAAGTTGCTCCGCGTGGAGTTGTCTTTTTGATAGAATCCACATATTCCTTATTAAGAAAAACATTATCGTCCAGTTTGAAATTGCTAACTAAAATATTTAATCTGCCGTTTTCTAATCTGTCTCCAGCGTTATCTATATAATCCTTTTTTACGAAATGAGCTGGATTATCAGGATTGGTATCAATAAATATTTTTGCACCTTCTCCTGATGTTCTTGAAAATGCTTCAGTTATAAAAGTTTGATGTAATGCTGTTGCCTCATTTATATAAGTGCCGTGAGAAGTCATCCCTCTCATTTTCTTCCAGCTATCCGCCTTTTCTCCACCAAATAAATAAACATTGTTTCCAAATAATTTAAAACTTCCATCTTTTTTTGGCTTAAATTGTTTTCCCAACATAACTTCCCAGTCATTTAGAACATTCCGCCAAATACTTCCGCTCGTTGCTCCAATTACAATAAAATTAAGATTTTGATTAGCTAATGTTGCTATATGTGACAACATAAGAAAATTATTTAAAAATGTTTTTCCGCTTCTTTTTGCTCCTGTTAAAATTGTGATCCTCGGTTGTTCTTTGTTAAACGTTTCTAACACTTCATACTGTTTTGGTGTTAATTCATTCATTTTTTTCAACCTTCTTCGTTATATTTTTTAACAATTCAATCATTTCATTTTCTTTTTCAATTTCCTTTTCGTCATCTTTTTTAATTTTAGCTTTTTCAATTTCTAATTTCTCTTGTTGCAACGCCTCTTCTGCAAGTTGCTTATCAACTTCCAATAATTCGTAAGTAGTCAACATTTGCCCAGTCCTCATTAAATCATTGTTCATTTTTTTGATTGTTTTATATGCTTTGTCGTATTCGTGAACTTTTTTAGCATCCATTTGTTGTGAATTTATTTCGTTTGTGGTTCTGACAACCAGTCTAGCTTTTGCCATTTCTGTACCTTTTAGTACTTTATATAATTCGCCTTTGTAAACTTCTTCAGCAACTTGTTCAAGATACTTTTCTGTTTTTTCTTTTCTCAGCTGCCTAGCATTTTTTGTTTTCCTACTATAAGTACGCTCCGATATGCCATATTTGGACATAATTTCCTTCTTGGTTTTCCCATCCAAAATATCGCTTTGAATTTGTACGTCTTTATAATTTGCAACCTTTTTCGAGCGGTTGCGTTTAACGGTTGCAATATTTTCTTTTTTTTTGATCCATTTCTCTCGGCTCACCCAACTTTTAATGGTCCCTACCTTTCGTCCGTACTTTTCTGCTAGCACTCTGATGCTCGCCCCATTTTCGTACTCGTATTTTATTAACTCTTTTATGTTTTCATTCATTTCCGTCCTTTAACTTAAATACCTTTTTTGTAGCACCCTGTTTCATAAGTTGTCTTAGTTTCACTACTTACGCATTTTACCCCTCTTAATTCCATGCACATATGTCTTGCTTTTATTTCTACTTTAACCCCTAAGCAATCAAGATGAACCTGGATAGCATCAGCTATTTCCTTGGTCAGCTTTTCTTGTATCTGCAATCTTTTGGAAAAAGCCTCAACTACTCTAGGAATTTTTGAAAGCCCGACAACCCTACCATTTTTAGGTTTGTATTTGACATTCACAGTGCCATAAAAAGGCAACATATGATGTTCACACAAAGAACTGAAAGGAATTGATTCTATTGATATCTCATTCGTATTTCTACTTTCAAAAGTCACTTTTAATATTTTTGAAATGTCCTCACCATATCCTTTTGTCATTTCCTTAAATGCTTTAACAACTCTTTTAGGGGTATCTAACAGCCCTTCTCGTTCAGTATTTTCCCCTAAATATCGTAGCAAATTAGCTACTCCTTCCTTTGCCTTTATCTCACTTTCATCAGTTTGTGAAGTTGAATCGATATTTGCCATTCTTTTCCTCCTCCTTTTTTTAATTTTTCCCTCACTTTTGCCAAGGAATCTAAATTTAAGAAACTATTTGTTTCTGCTTCCTCAACTGGTGATAAAAAATAATGTTTTGCTTTTATGTTTTTCTCTATTTCTCTACAAAAATTAACATATTCATCGACATTTTGACTATCGACAACAATTCTTACTTCATCAGCTTTTTTTAAATTAAGTTTTATTACATCCCTGTAAATAAACTTAGGGCTGGTTGCAATATAATCAATAAATTCATAGCCAATAAAATTAGTGCCGTTTGTTTCCAGAGCTATCCAATATCCTTCCTTTTTTAATTCCTTGCATAAAGGAATTAAATCCTGTAGAGTTGGCTCGCCACCAGTTATTATTACATTTTTGCAATTTTGTTTTTTTATTTCCAAGATAATGTTTTTTAATTCAATCTCTTTGTATTGATTCCAATTGGTGTCGCACCATGGGCATTTTAAATTGCATTTTCCTAATCTCAAAAAAACAACCTCTTTTCCAAAGTTGTAGCCTTCCCCTTGAATACTTTTAAATATTTCTACTACTTTCATTTATTCCTCCGAACACCTAACAAACGATGTTGAAGTTTCGAACAATACTATTTCGACAAGCGTTATTTTGTACGGTATTAAGCATTGTTTTAATTTCTCGAAAATATATTTCCCTATATTCTCCGCTGTGCTTCTTTTTTTTAGCCTCAACATTTTTAAATCATGTTTTCCCAAAACTAAAGCTATATCTTTCTCAACTTCCAAATCTGTTCCAACTATAAACGCATGATCAAATTCGTCAATTATTTGAGCTTGAACTACACTTTTCAAATCTGAAAAATCCATTATCATTCCTTCAGATGTGCCCGTTATTTGTTCCGCGCCTTTGCAAGTCACAATCAATTTATATGTATGGCCATGCAAATTTTTACATTGCCCTTTGTGATTTGGCAGTAAATGTGCCGCATCAAATTTAAATTCCTTATTTACTAACATTTTATTCACCCTCATTTCGATATAATTTATATAAACGAACAATTATAAGCATCAAATTCAATACCCATATACTAAACGAATTTATTGATGCCCCATAAAGTACAAACAACAAAGCACCTATTATATTAATTATTCTTATATTTTTTTCTTTTGAAAACAGAAATGACACAAGCACTAATAAAGTTGCCAAAATCCCTAAAAATTCCATCTTTCAACTCCTTTCGATGTAATCAACATACTTATTCCATTCTTTTAGCGAATGAACTATCGCAATTCTCGTATCTATTTTTTTATTTGATTTATTTTTCGGTTTCCTCAATTTAATTATTCCCTCACCATTGAATTTAACAATTTCACCAGTCCTTCCTGGGACTTTCCAACTCGTACTATCTGTTGTATCAAAATCGTATCCAAGTATATCTTTCGGAGTAAATCCAAGTCCGTGGACTTTGCAACCATTTTTATGAGCTATTTTTATCAACGGATTAAGATATTTGTACTCTGATTTTTTTATATGCTTTATGGCTAATCCGCCAATTGCTATGAAACCATACTCAGTAGAAAGTCTCTTAAATTCCTCAAGACCTCTGCTTTTATGCCACACAGGAATGCTTTTTTTGTTTGTTTTTCTTTCTATGTATTTCCTTATTTCCTTTACTTTTTTGTATCCCAAAATGTTGTCAACATCCAATTCAAAAAAATATTTGATATCCCACTTTTTGATAAAATCAACATAACTCTCAACATATTTATCAAAATTGTTTTTTTTGTTTTTTTAAATTCATGAAAGTAAAAGCTCCCGAATCCAACAAAAAATTTTCAAGTTTTATTTCTTTTTTTACAAACTCCATATATCTATCAGAATTCCCACGCAAATAAAAAAAACTTTCGAGCAACCTCTTAGGCTTCACACCCTCTTTTTCATACCCTTTTAATGCAGCTAAAAAAATTTTTGCACCCATCAAATTTCCTTTCCACAATGTGGGCAAACTTTTTTTATTTTCCTTTTTCCTTCCTTTTCCTCGTTTTTGAAAAAATCATCGAGATCAATACTGTCCTCGTCAAGAATTGCTTCCAAATCGTTTTTTTGAAATCCAGTTAAATCCAAATCGAATCCATTCACTTCTAATTTATTCAATTCGTATTGCAGTTTTTCAATATCAAATTTTGTATTCATAGCCAATTTGTTGTGCGCAATTGCATACGCTGTCTTTTGTTCCTCTGTTAAATGTTTTAATCTGATAACTTCAACTTCTGTATATCCAAGTTCTTTCAAAGCTAAATGCCGACCGTGTCCTTCGATAATAATATTTTTTTCATCAATCGCAATTGGATCATTAAATCCAAATTCTCGAATACTATTTTTAATCTGTTCAACTTGCCACTCTGGATGTTCTTTAGCATTCCCAGAATATTCGATTATTTCATTGATATTTATTTTCTCTATCTTCATCTTGCCCCCTTTCTTTGATTTTTAGACAAAAAAAGAGCCGACTTATAAATAGACTATTTCTAATCTACATATAAATCGGCTCATAATCACTTTTACTCTTGCCTTTATTCAATTTTTACCTTTTTGGTTCTTTTTATTTTTCCATTTTCAAAAACAACAGTCATTTCTCTTTCACCTTTTTTATTTATTTCATTTAGCAAATCGCTAACAAATATAAAAAGTTTTTTGTTGCTTTCAATTGCTTTTATCTGCTCTTTACTAAGCATTTTATCACTCCTTTATTATACCTTATTTTATCAATATTTTCAAGTATTTATAAGTAATGTTCTAAAAAATCTAAATATTCTTTCAACACTCCTTTTAGTTCTATTTCGTAATCTTCATGTTTGCAATCTAAAAAAATATTTTCGTATTCTCCTCTTGCATTTAAAACTTTTAAAATATTTGATATTTTCTTCGTTTCGACATCTCTTAATCGCTCCTTTATTTCTATTCTTTCTCTTATTTCCTCTTCTCTTTGTATCTTTTGATTTATTTCTTTTAATTCAAACTTTAAACTTTCTCTTTTTCTTTTTAATTTTAAAAATTCCCATTCATTCATTTTTTTTAAAATAAACTCTGACATTCTCAACGCTCCTTTTCACTATAAATTTCTACTTTCTTTGTTTTATACTCTAATTGCAAAAAATACAACCAAATTTATTATTGCGTAAATCAGCAGAATATTAAAAAACCAAAAAACTAAAAAATACATCACATTATAAGGCGTATAATTAATTTTAGTTATTCCTCTTAATTTCTTCTTTACATCTTCAACTAAAGCATACAAGTATCCAACTAAAAAGAAAACTAAAAATATTGTAACTGCCGCACTTAAAATTCTCATTATTATTTCCATTTATTCCTCCTCTGTTATCACGATTGCATTATCGATTGTAACTCTACGATTATTCTCGCTTATTAAGTTTAACGATATTCTTCCGCTCTCATCTGAATCTCTTACTCTTATCATTCCTTTATATTCTTTTAAGAGTTTCCCGTCGAGAGTATAAACCCTTACAGTTCTTTTTAATCCACTTGTATCGCTTTTCCAATCTTTTCGACTGTCTTCCCATCTTGCACAACTTCCTAATAATCCTAAAATTGCAATTCCTAATAATATTTTTTTCATTTTAATTCCCTTTCTTTTTATTCATACCAAACTTTTGTTTCTGTGACTTGTTTAGATTTTCTTTGAACTCTTTTAATATCAAAATATCCATCTACAACCCATTCACTTTTAGCATGATAAAACCAAAAATATCCTTTTTCTGAATTTCCTACCACATAGTATTTTTTTATAACGTTCCTATAATCTATTGACCCGCTATCCCAGTTTCCAACACTTTTTTCTTCTCTTACAATAGGTAATTCTTCAAGAAGTGTTTTGTATTCAGCTTGCAACAACGGATAACCGTTGTCTATTTTCAAAATTATTCCGTCTTATTGTTTTTTCTGCCATTTATTCCTCCTAACTTTATAAGTTCTCACCATAATCGTTTATTTTATCATATTGCTCTTTTGCCTTTTTAAGTTCTGCTTCATACTCAGATATTTTATTCTCTAGTTCTTTAAGCTCACCTTTATTTTTGCTTTCTAAGTATTCTTTTAATTTTGTAAATTTTTTATCAAATTGAGAACTTATTTCTTCTGTTGACAAACTCCAACTTTGATAATCTTTCATATTGCTTAAACGTATATCAAACTGTATTTTCTTTTCATAATTTAACTCAAACGATATAATGAGATAATCGATGTAATTTGTGTGTTCTTTTATTTCAAATTTTCTTACTCTTTCATCTTTCAATATTTCTGTTAATTCTTTTATCTTTATCCCATATAATTCAATAAGTTCCATTTTATTTCCTCATTTCTTTTTATACTTGTCTTTATTTAATATCTTCTCAAAAGTTGCTCTTTTATCATTTTTACTCCAAAGATTTCCAAAGAAACCACGTTTTTCCCAGTTTTTTAAATTAAACTGCATTCTATCCTTATTTTTCATACTTTCCCCTATTTTCATTTTTTCCTAACATCAATAAATTTATCCTGGATCTATTATTTTCAATAAGAACTCATACAATCCGTAAGCCATAAGCACTCCAAAACCTAAACTCATTAATGTTCCAAGCAGATTATAATCCTTCATTCTTTCAACTGCATTTTCAAATATATCCCAAATAAATACAATCCAAAATAAAATTGGTACTAATAATATTAATAATATTGCTATTTTCATTTATTCCTCCTTAACAATTCCTCTATAATACCCCTCTTTTAATCTCTTCCTAAACAACTTAAAGTGATTAGGATAAACTCCCGACAACTCATAAACCAACTGTGGATTCAACCACACGCCTTCGATATGATACTTTTCCTCAAACTCCTTTTGCCCAATTTCGTGAAACTCGTTGTGATGTATTCTACATAAGCTCATAAACGGTGTTTTTAGTCCATCATCATTCTCATAAGTTCCTGCTGCACTTGCAATTGTTTTCCAATGATGTAAGTCCGCCCCTTTTCTTCCACAAATTGCACAAGTTCTTGACTTTAAGCAAGCGATAACATATCTTTGTGTTATATTGTCAATTTCCAATATATGTTTATACCTTTTATCGTGTTTTCCAAGTATATATAAATTTATTCCAAGTTCTAATGCCTGCTCTATGATAAATGATATAAATTCATTTGCTGTTTCCATATCACATTTTGCTGTGGAAAAGTCTAATCTGTCTGTGGATATTGCAAACTGCTCTTTCATCAGTTCCTTAATCTCTATTAAAGTATATCCAATCTCGTCTCCGAATTGCTTTAATAAAACGTGTATCAAGCCATTCTGTGCCTGTGATAATTTCTTTACTGGAATAACTTTTATCGGAAAATGATTTAAATATTCTTCCAATTTCTCTTTTATTCCTGGATAAACTTTTTCCACAGGCAACGTTATTATTATTTCTTGGTTCGAGATTTCAGCATTTGCCATTTCTTTTTAGCCTTCCTTTTCTTAATAAATTTAATATTCTTAAACAGATTAGCGTTCAACTTCATAAAGTTAAAATCGCTATCATTTACTTTTATTCCGCTTAAAAGCCTTGCCTTTATTCTTTCCAATACATTCTCATCCATTTTTCCTGCCGTCGCCCTTTCTGTCTTAATTTAATATTTCACCGATCCTTTCATATCCCAAATCTCTTAGAACCTTAGATATGTACTCAATTCCTTTTTGATATACAACAGTTTTATAATTTACTTTCACATCACCATTCGGAGCATTCCACTTGCTTTCTACAACTCTAAAATACCCACGGTCAACATATGTTTGAAATGGCATGTTATCTCTTTGTAATATTCCTTGCCTTCTTAAAATGTCAAATAACGTATTTCTTCCAACAGATTTGAAGTTCAACACTTTAGCAACTGTCCCTATTTCTGCTGTTGTGTCACTCCCTGTTACATCATTGTAAAATTCAACTTTAGGCTGTTGTTCCTCTATCTTTTTCTCTAATTCTTGTCTTCTTATCATCTCTTCTTTTAGTTTCATAAAAGCCCGAATTGCTAAATCAGGATTATTCAATAATTCCTCTGTCGCATACATTCCAGTTTTTCTTATTGCTGGTAAAATTTTGTTTGCGACTTTAAGTTGGAAATTTCTTGCAATTTCATCAGATTTCTCAACAATATGACTCTTTCTAGATTCTATATAAATCCTTGGAAACAATAAAAATATCAT